TTCCAAACCACAATTTTGTTATAAATGTCGAAATTCTAAAAGTAGGCAAATGTCTTGCCCATCCTGCTTTTCCTTCGATTTCGGTCTCTTGACGGGCATGAAAATATGCCAAAATAATCATCCAAACAAAAATTTTTAATATCATTTTAATATTTTTAATTTTAATAATTCTTTTTTCATTAATAAAATAATATTCATGCTATAATATTTTTTTCTAAACAAATCAAATTTCTTTTTGGAATCTCCAAACCATCTGCCTTTAATCTCCACATAAGTATCGCTTTCTGGAAGATAAAAGTCAGGAGTATAAGTAGTATCACCTAAATCAAATGTTTTAGATTCGTATAACCATTTAATACCTTGTCGGTCTAAATACTTGGCATAAGCTACTTCCCAAGAAGACCTCATTTTTATGCCTTTATATTTTATTTTTTTAATAAATGGAGCGGGCTTACCAAATAAAGCACTTCGTTTCCCTTTATTTTTGCCCTTCATTGATTCTTTTATTTTGTTTTTTATTTCTTTAGACATGGGATGAGAATTTGCTTTGATAGATGCTTCTATACATTTTTTACTTGGTTTTTTTTCTTTAAATTTTTTTGATAATATTTTATGAAAACATCTAACACATCTTTTACTTCCATAACATATTTCTTTATTGCAACCAATACATTTGGATTTTCCATTTTTAAAAGCATGTTTATTTCTTTTTTGTGCTTTGCTCATTTTTATTTTTGTTTTTTTAGTATGCTTTCTTCCATACCAAGAGGCTTTTTTTCCTATTGCAAATTTTCTCCAACAATCGATACATAGTTTATTTTTTGCTCTAATATCTATAGGGCATTTGCATTTCTTACATTCGCCTATCCTACATTTTGGATTATTTTTTATATTAATCATCTAAACCACCTTTATTTATGTTTTTTTAGATATTTTATTAATTGCTTAGAATGTAACCAATTTAAAAAATTTTTAATTTGTTTTTTTCTATGTTTAAGTTTAATATAAAGAATTAGAATATTTAAAAATGCTAAAATTTTCCCCGTTCCTGTTATTTGATAATAAATCCCATAAACGCATCCTTGTTTAAAAATTTTCTTTAGATTGTTCAAAAATGCTTTATCTTTTTGTGTTAACTGAAATCTAAATGCTTTATAATTTTTGTTTCTAAATCTTTTTATAGAGCATCCTAAATGTCCTTCTCCTTCCCAAAAACCAGCAAACCAGATTAGAAAATCTTTAGACAATTTATTTAATATTTTTTGAGTTTTTTGATAATCTAAATAACTTCTGCGAATATCTCTGCAAATCATAGAACAACATTTTTGAGTTTTGGAGTAATTATTAAATCTTGTTTTACAAATAATACAGGTTTTAGAAATTAATTTATTCATCTGAATATTTTAGATTTAGAAAATAAATCCAATAAATTTTGCAAAATTTGAGTATTTATACTAATAATATTTACTAACAATTCTAAAAGATAAAGAACTTTATAAACTACATAAATTATAAGAATGTATTTTAGGATTTTTTTGAACATTTGTTTATATCCTCTAATCTTTTTTGAAAAAGAATTCTTGATAATCCCATAAGAAGAGTATACAGTTCTTCTAACATAACTTCATTTGCATTTCTTTTTTTATTTTTAATTATACAAAATCTAAAATCATCTTCTTTATAATATGGTTTTTTTACTAAACCAAAGCAAAATAATACACCATTCTTAAATCTTACTTTTTCTTGACAATTGCAATTCTTACAAGAAAAATGTCTCTTTTTATTTAATTTTACTTTCGCCATTTTTTCTTTCTGTATTAATATAATTTATTTCTTTTATTTCTTTGGAACAATTTTGATAAATGATGATTGATTGAAAATTTAAATTATTAATTATTTCCAATAATTTATTAAAACTAATTTGGTCGCAGGTGTTTATTCCTTCATCTATGACCAAAAGCCCATCGTGAATTCCTTCATTCATTAAAATACCCACCTTAAAGATTGTATTTAAGAAGGTCTTCTGACCGCTTGACAATTGTTCGTATTTTAATTCTTGTCCTGCATTGTTTACTTTTATAAAATCTTTTTCTATTGAAAACTCCACACTAATGTTAATTGGTTTAAGTAAATTATTTATTATTAAAGAAAGATTATTTAACCATTCCATTACATAATAAGCACTAAAAGAATCTAATGTTTTTATAGCATCCGCATACAATTGAATATCGGACTTTGTGTATTTATAAGAAGAGAATTTTTTAGCCTCATTGAGTTTCATTAGGTATTCTTTAGTTTTTCTTACATTATTTTGTATTTCTTCATATAAAGAATTGTAGTAATTTAGGCAACTTTCTTCTTCTTTTAATTTGAATTTTGACTGCTCTATTTCTAATGTTAGTTGTTCTATTATTTTATTATTATCTTTTGTTTGTTTTTCGTAGTCAATGATTTGCTCTTTGCTTAATTTAATTAATTCTTCATATTTTTGTTTTCCAGATTCTATTTTGCTCGTCATCATCAGTTCTTCGTTATATTTTGCTTTTTGTGTATTTAATAATTTAAGTGTTTTCCTTAAATCCCCCAATTCGAATTCTAATTTAATTCTCTCTTTTTTTATTTTATCTAACTCTTTTTCGGTAGAGATTAGTAATTCCTTTTCTGTATTTATTTTTTCTTGTAAGTTATTAATCGAAATTTTATTGCTTTGTAATTTATTTGCTTTATCATTTTCATAGGCTTCTTTATATTCTTTTGATACTAACGAACCGCATCTATCACATTTAGTTCCTATTTGTACTTGGTTTAGCCCCTCTATTTCTTTTATTAATTTATCATTATCTTTAGTTATATCGTTAATGTCTGTTTCCAAATCATGAATGGCAAATATAATTTTTTCTATTGTGGATTTGGTAGATTCTTCATTTTCTTTATTTTGTAATTTTTTATCTAACTCAGATATTTCTTTTTCTATTTTAGTAATCTGCAAATCGTAATCTATTTTTTCAATTGGTTTTGTTTCCGTATTTTGTAATTCCTTAATTTCTATTTGATAATTATTTATTTTTTTCTCAATGTCAATAGATTTTTTTACATAATCTTGATTCATTTTGGTAAGATTTATTGTTTGAGTTTCGTTATTTTTTATTTTTAAAGACAAATCATTAATTGCTTTTTCTTGCTCTCTTTTATCTTTTAAAATATTAGATTCTTCGCTATTTAATTTTAATAGTCCATTATTTAAGATTTCTTCTCTTTTAGTAGATATATAAAAATGATAAAGTTTCTTAGTTACAGAAAATCTTTCTCTCTCTAATTTTTTGGCTAATAAATTATTTCTTATTTCTATAAATTGATTATTTACGATGTCCATTAAATTTTTTCTAAGAGATACAATTCCTAAATCTAACAAATTTATTCCTTTAGTTTGGTCTATGGTTCTATACATCCTGAAATGATTTAGGTCTTCGCCAATTAATTCGTTGATAAATTTTTGGGCAATAGTTTGAGTAGAAAATTTATGTTCTCCCTTATCACTATAAATTTCTAAATTGGAAGGAATTTTTCTTATTATTCTGTAATGTTCGTTATTGTTGGTTATTTCACAAATAACTGAACATTCTTTTTCTTCAATTCTAATTAAATCTTTTAAAGTTAAATTAGTTACTTCCCCAAATAAAACAAATAATAATCCATTTATGATAGATGTTTTTCCAGCTCCATTACCAGAAAAAGAAGAATCCAATTCCTCACTATCAAAATTAATTCCAGTTATGAGGTTGGTTTTTGAGAAATTAATCTCGGCTTCTTTAAATAATTGAAAATTAATGAGTTTAAGAGATTGTATTATCATCCTATTTCATCTCCGCAATCAATACATCCAACATCTGGTTCGTATGCACCTGGATTATAAAAAATATAACCACAAGGATGATTACGCCATCTACATTGCAATCTATTCCAGAAATCTTTAAATTTATTATCCGAACACCATCCTGGGTTATCTGCTTTGCGAAATAGATATTGATAAAAATAAATATCGAAGTATCTATATCGCATTTTAGAATATATGTGGTCTACCCATTTAAATGATTTCATAATTTTTTAATTTCCTTATCGTATTTACAATAATATTTTGGATTAGTCATTTTAAAAATCCTCATTTTTATGTAGTTCTTGTAATTCTTTCGGAGTTAATTTTGTAGATTTTTGTTTCTTTTTGTTAGGAATAATTTGAGTTTGTGGTTTTCTATTCCAAGTTTTTCTAATAGGAACATAAAAATTGCATGATTTGTTACATTTGATACAAATAGCAGAACAAGTTCCTATTTTCATTTCTTTAGAATTATCTCCAATAAAATCGGGAGCAAATTCTGAAAATTTAATTTCGGCTCTACAACAATTACTTAATGATTTTTTATTTTTCATTTTCAGGTATTTTCATAAAACAAAACCAGAATGTAGTATTAACTCCTTTTTTAGTTACCGTTCCAAATAAAGGTTTTTGTGGAAATAAATTTAAAATTTCCTTTACAGGAATACTTATAACAGCATACTTGAACTCTAAAATACCATAATCATCTAACATCCTCCAAATATTAATAAATCCATTTTTTAAATCTTCTTCATAAGTATCTCTATCTAAATAACCATATTTTCTTTGAATAATTCCATTAATTTTCTTTCCTAAAGTATGCGGAATATCCCATATAATCAATTTAAATGATTTATCTTTAAAAGGAATATTTCTATAGTCGCCAATAATATCGGGAGTTACGCACCAATTTGGTTGAAGTTTTATAGCTCCTTTCTTTTCTTCTCTAATATCCATATAAATAGTATTTTTATTATATTTATCAAACCACATTTGTCTTCCTCCGCAGCAAGCATCTAAAATAAATTTATTTTTCTTTTTGCTCATCAAATCCTCCAAAAATATCTTTAAAAACATCAGGAAAATCTTTATCTTGACATTTTGCACACAATCCATTTTTAAGTGCATCAAATTTTTGACAAGATTTACAATATCCTAAATAAAAACAATCATCATTATAAGGCATCTTTTCCTTTTATTTCCTTTATAAAATAATATCCATCTTTAATTAAAGTAACATAAGGCAGTTCACAAACTTTTCTTGTATCAAATGCTTTTGTAATATAATGCCATCCAGAAGGAGTTTGTATTAATTTTATTATTTTTGTTTTAGGTATTCTTCTTTCTATTTCATCTAATTGAAAAGAATTATTGGTATCTACATCTAATAAAAAATTATTTTCTGCTGCATTTTCTTTTTGTAATAAAGCAGTTCTCCATAAAGAATCCAAACATCCATCAAAAACATCGGTATCTATTAATTTATGTAAAAACCAAATTCTTGCTTTTTTAGTATCTCTTTTATTAACTGTTTGATGTATTCTCCAATGCCCTCCTAATAATCTGCATCTGTATTCTAAAAGTTGTAAATCTTTTTCAAAATCATTAATAATCATTCTAATACATTTTTTATTAGATTGATTATCTTTTTTTCTATAAAAAGCTAACAATAAATCTACTGTTTCTCTGCGAGGTCTATCTTCGTGATTAGCCATTATTTTATCCCCCTATTAGATTTAGGAGTAAAAACTTTTATGTAATTTCTTATTGTAGCATCAGAGCAATTCATTATTCCCCTCATTTCCTTAAAAGAAAATCCTTCTTTAACGAGTTGCCTCAATTCCTTTTTATCCTTATTTGTCATTTTAGTTCCTCCAAAAGTATTTGTTTAATTTTTTCTTCTACTTTGTTTTGTTCCATCCATTTAATTAATGATTCTTTTAATGGTATTATGTTGTTTTCTTTAGGTGCATCTAAATTGCAAGACATAATGAATTCTTTTTTGTCTCGAAAAATAATGAATTTATCCTTATACTTTTGGTAAAAAGGCAAAAAACTAATCCAATTATTATAATCCTTAAAAATGATACGAATTTTGGTCTTTTCTGGTAATTTGTCCAAATAAGAGCAAAGAGACCCGACATCGGTCATTTTTAAAGGGCGATTTGCCCCCTGGGGGCTTGTAGGAATGACTTTCTCGGCTTCAGTAGGGTCTTTTATGGGCGAATTTTGATTATTTAAACTCATTTATCTCCTAACCATATGTGTTTGTTTAAGTTATATTAATTAAATTCCATTTTTGCTCAACCTTTTGATAATATTTAATTTCTTTAGTAGGAAAAATACAAACAGCCATTATATTGGCATTAATATTTTGCATTGAATAAGTTATCCTACCCGTTGTAGTATATCTTCCAGTTCTTACTTCTATAGAATGTATTTTCTTATTTTTACGAATAATTAAATCTACTTTTGCAGAAGGAGATAAAGACCTAAAAACATCATATCCTTTATTCATCAAATCGCAAGATATTAATAATTCTGAATATGCTCCCAATGAAGTTTTACTTTCAAATCCAACAATACTCATATAATTATTATTTTCTTGTTTACATTTTTTTGAACAATATTTCGTATTTTTATTTTTGGTATAAAAAACTTTTTGACAAATAATACATATATTACTACTTTTTTGTTTATGAATAGGTTTATATGTATCTTTATAATTGCAATAATTAGAACAATATTTTTTCCCTCTTGTTTTTGCTTCGAATTCTTTTTTACAATATTTACAAATTCTTTTCATTGTTTTTTCCTTCTAATATAATATCAATCATTTTATAAGGACTCTTTAGTGCTATAAAAGAACATTTAGGATTATCACTATCATAATTTTCTATAAGTAATATTATCTTATTTTTATCTTGAGCCTCAGAAAAATCAATCCACCTCGAACTACCAAGTTGACAAATGTTAGGTTTTATTAATTCGAAAGAATGTCCATGACCTAAAATCACATGCCTGTATTTCTTTAGCTGATTTTTTGAAATAGTAGCACCAAATTTATTTAATTGTGATTCAGAAACAATAAAATGTCCGCAATACAATTTATTTTCATCTTGGTATTCTTTTACCACAGTTATGGTATCAGATAAAATTCCAAAATGATTAACAATAGAATTTTCTGGAGTTTCGCTTTCGTGGCTTTCGGCTGCGATAATAATTATTTTTTTATTTAATCTTCTTATAAAAGTAGCAAAATTATCTAATTCTAAACTACTTGGTTTTAAATTGTCAAAAGTGTCCCCCAAATCTATCAAAGTATCTACATTATGTTGATTAGCTAACATTCCTATTTCTTCAAGAATTGAAATACACTCTGGAATATCTTGTTTAGTTAAATGGAGGTCACCAAATAATAAAATATTTTTCATAGTTTTATATCACTTTTTACTTCGTTACCCCAGACATCCCATCCATAAGTTTTTTCTCTTGCAAATAATTCTATTCGGGGTAAATTACCTACTAATTTTATAATTTTATTTCTCGCTTCCGATGGTTTTGCACTGTGTTTTGTTAATGGAGCTTCTATAATTTGAAATACAGCAGGAGAAATTCTTTTTGGTTTTCCTTTTGTTGCCAATAAACATGGTTCTGTATTTCCTCTTGTCCATCTTCCCAATCCATAAAAATAGCCTTTGCCTTTTTTGTTTAATTTAATCCATTGAAAAGCAATACTTTTATATTTGAATCCCCAACTTTCTATTACTTTCAACCCTTCTTTTAACATAGGATAAGTTACCCACAAAAATAAAATACTATTATCATCACTTATTTGATTGATAGGAAGATTACAAATATCTTCGATTTTCATTCCTTTATAATGATTTGCCATCGTTCCTTGACATCCTTTATCGGCATAATTCCATGGTGGGTCTGCATAAATAATTTTATATTTTTTCATAATCTTTTTCTAATTGAATTTGGAGTAATTGAATTCCAAATGTATAACAATATATTAGGTCGTTTAAAATTTTGTAAACCTCGATACTTATATGGATAAAATTTATAAATAGTATAAAACAAAAAACTCATTGTTCCCAATGCTAATATACTTGATTAAATCATTTATTATTATTCCATAAAATAGTTTTACTGAATCATTCAAAAGAGCAGCATTTATAAATTTTCTGCTATGTCCTCTTGCTGTACCTATTTTGATAATAGATTTGGCGTTCCAAACATATTTCCACGCATCAAAAATAGAAGTCAAAATTAAAATTCCACCCAAAATATCTTTAAGTAGTAGATTATTCATTTTCTTTTTCTAAATTTTCTTTTTTTAACCCAGGAATCCATTCTGGATAAAAACAAGAATCCTCATCTTTCTTATAAAAAATACATTTCATACACTTCGTTTCTTGGTCTACGTAATCTTCTATTTTAGAGCAATAAATCCCTTTTTTCCTCCTAAAAAAATATAAATTATTATCATCCCATACATTAACATCATTATTATTAAACCTATTAAACAAATATCCATTTTTATTTTATTATTAATTCAGATAATTTAATTTTTCCTTTATAATTTTTTTGAATGTGAATTGCTGCACATCTAAATCCTGTTTGAGGAAAATCTTCGGTCTTTTCAGGTATCATTAAAATTTCTTTAATACCAAAATTCATTTGTTTCATATCTCTTAATCTTGCTTTTGTCCATAAATGATTTATAGTCATTAAAAAAACAATATTATTAGATAGTTCCATCGAATGATAAAGAAAATCTCTTATTTTACTCCAGGGTGGATTGGTAATTATCCAATTTACTTTTTCTTTAAATATAAAAAAATCTTTTCCTTCATCTATTTCGCACCATAATGTATTAGCAGGAAGACATTTTAAAAAATTTTCAGTTCCTTTACAAGGTTCTAAAATTATTCCTTTAGGATTAAAATAATTAACAATTAATTCAGCTAAATATAAAGGAGTCATTATTCTATCATTACTTTTATAATTTCTATTGGGTTGTGTTTTCATCTTTTGGGATGGAGCGGTTTATCACCAACTCCATCATCATAATTATTTTACTTCTTCTTTTTTCTTTATTTCTTCTCTTGGAATTCCGAATTTGTCCATAATCTTTACGGTATTGGTTCTGCAATTTAAAATAGTCTTTATCAATTTAGGAATGTATTTCCATACTTTTTCAGCAGCACCAATTTTTTCCTTATCAATAGCATCATAATCCGAAAATAAACCTTTACTAGGAATCATTATTCTTCCCCCTTTTCTAAAATTTTTACTTAATTCTTTTTTCCGTAAGTTTGATAAATTAACATCCCTGCTCCCCCTATCACTATTCCTATTATTAACGCCAGTAGTTGTTTGAGTAGGCACATCATTTGTTACCTCCTTTTTTAGATTGAGTTCTTTTTCTTTTTTATTTAAATCATCTTTCCAATTAGTCATTGAGAGTCCTTTTTCAGAAATTATCTCTGCCATTTATAGCCCAATCATAAACAGCATAGAGTTCATAATCAGTATCTGCAATCTCTTCAATCTTATTTTCTATTTCTTCCTCATCTAAAGATAAACATTCAGCAAGAACTTCTATTTGGTCATAAGCACGATAAGCACCCATCTTGCCATTATCTTTAATTTTCTCTAATCTCGCTATTTCTACTTTTATTTCTTTATCACTTCGTTTCATTTTTGTTTCTCCTTTGCTCATTTTCTTTCTTATTGAGTTCGTCTTTCCAGTTCATAATTTTAATCCTGCTAAGGCTAAGAGTAAGGAATCCGCAATGTTATGGTCTTTTATTTCTTCGCCCATTACTTTACTTACCCATTCACAAATTTCTTTCTTTTTTATATCAGTTTTTGTTCCTCTTGGTAATAATGAATGAAACCCAACTAATTTACGAGTTACTGTGGGTAGATAAATCTTTATTTCATCAAATGAATCATAAAGTTCAGAATAAAAAATACCCTGTAGTCCACGAAGATACCCGAAAGTCTCTGGATTTTTAAAAAGAAAAGATTGCTCTAATACTAAAATCTTATGAAGTCCTTCTGGATTTTTAAATGATATATTTTCTTTTTTATAATCCCTAATTAAATTTAAAGCACTATCCATTGCTTGTTCATATTTTTCGGCTTTTTCTATTTGGTCTGCTATTTTTTTAGGAATTGAAGGCAATTTAAAAATAGAAGTATTTATAATCACTTTATTCCCAAAAGTAGAAATGAGAGCCAATCCAGTTGTTGAAGCAGTATCAACACCAAGACACATTACATTCTTACGAAGTTTCAAGCCAAGATTTCGTTCTAATTTTTTTAAAAATAATTTAATCATTTTTTCACTCACTATAATAAGGTTTGATTTCTTTTTTAGGTTCTTTATCTTCTACTAAAAAATCTTCTTCTGTAAATGTTGGTTGAGATTTAATTATTGTTTCTTGTTCTTTAACTATTTCTGCTTTAGTTTTATTTGGTCTTTTTTCTTTAATTGTTATTCCTATTTTTGTTTTATCCCATTTCATTGCGTCAAAGATTTTCTCAGCCTTATCCAGAATATTGCGTCTAATCATCTCATCATAATTCACGCCAATTTTTAAAATATGAGAAATATCATCTCCATCAAAAGCCAAAACATTTTTATCTACTGTAGTATGAGATTCCAATAAATATTTTTCTCCTGTTTTTTTGCTTTTACGCATTTGTTTGGCGTGTCTTTCTGCCTGACCAAAAGAATTAACATAGAGATAATAAAATAATTCTCCATCGTATTTTTTAAAGTTAGGATTTATTTCTTGGCTATACTGCAAAGCTCTCATAAATATTGTAGGACTTTTTTCTGATGTTTTGGCTCTACAAGGAAAGGCTATTTCAATTAAAGGCAGAGTTTTAAATCTTTCTTTTTCTAAATTAATAAATTTTATTACATCTTCTTGGGATTCGTTGTTAAGAATTTTTTCTATTAATTCTTCTTGAAATTTTTTAATAAAAATGGAACTATCTTTTCTTTTTACTTCAACACCTTTTATTTCTTTTTTGATTTTATTATTTTTCTTTCTTAAATATCCAATATAATGACACAATGCTACAACCAATACTTTCTCAAAGATACCTTCATAATCAAATTCTATGTCGGTTTTTTCTCTGTTATATTTTTCTTTAATCCATTGTTGAGTTAAATTATTCAATAAATCTACAGGATTTTCTTTAGCCATTACAAAAGCAGAATCAGTATCCAAATAAGTTACTTTTATGTTTTGTTCTTCTAATTTATCTTCTACATAATGAAGTAAATCTCTAACAATAGATGTAATCGCAGAAGCAATGTCTACATTATAAAGACGAAAAACCTTTAAAGCACAAACGCCAAAAAGACTATTCGTAAGGGCTTTAATTGCGTCGTATTTTATTTGTAAATCTTTACCTTCTTCGCTTTCTGGGTCTAATATTTTTAGTTGTTTTTTAATAGTATCTTTTTTAGCAATTAATTTACGGGCTATTGTAGGCAATAAAGCATTTTGATTTTGTTTAACATAAATAGAATACTTTATTTCTTCCGTTTCTCTATCAGTAATATCTATTTTTTGTTCATTTTTATTTTCGGTAAGATTAGAAATATCTAAACAAAATTCTATAATTGCCATTGGATAGGCTGATGATAAATCCAGTTTCCAAAGATTTTCAAATCTACCTAAATCTGCTCTGCGGTATGCCCCTTCAAATTCTTTTTCGTCTGTATTAAATTCATCGTATTTTTTTGAAGGAAGAATAATTCCTTTTTGTTTGGCTTCGGATAAAAGCATAACATCAAGCACTTTACTATGCCAAGTCAAATCCTCCCATAAACATTTTCCCATCCTACGAATTTCATCAAAATAAGGAATTAATTTTAATTTTTCCTCTAATCTAACCATTCTATCGATGTCTTGAATGTTCTTTTCTTTTATTTCTACTGAAATAATTCCAAAATCTACTTTTTTATTTAAAGGAAAATTAACATACTTATTACTTACTTGCTCCAAAGCATAACTCATCTCACCACTTTTATAAACTTTTTTAAATAAATCCATGTAATCTAAAATACTAATTCCTGCGGGATAAGAAATGTCCATTTCTTTCAGTCCATACCGTTGTTTATTTATGGGAGAAATTAATTCAGCCAAATCTAAATTCCAAAGTTTTTTAATTCTCGCACATAAATAAGGATAATCAAATAAAACAAAATTCCAACCTAATAAAATATCTGGTTGTTCATCTTTTATGTATTTAACAAAATTTGTTAATAATGAACTTTCTTGTCCTTCTAAAGTTAAATCGTAGCTATCTGTTTTTTCGGTATAATAATTTTCAATCCAAAAAGTTTTAATTTCTTTAGATAAAGAATTATAAATACTAATACAAGTTATTGGCTGTTCAGGATAGAGATAATTAGGTAATCCTTCTTTTGTTTGGATTTCAATATCAATAAAAATGTATTTAATAGGAGATTTGATAATTTCTCCTACCTTATCAATTAAATAGCGTTTTGGATACAAAATATCTGCCTCATAAGAATTTTCATCTCTCTTGCGAGCAACTTCAGAAGGCAATTTGCAAAATACTTTATTCACTTTTTTTCCAGTAATTGTTCTAAAAATTCCTGTAGAAGATTCTTGAAAAAAATAAGGAAAAAAATTCTTATCCCTAAACATCGATAATTTACCATCGGCTTGGCGATTAAATAAAATTATCTCACGACCAATGTTTGCTATGTTTTGGATTGGAAAGTTAAGCATATTTATTTTTTTCTAAATTATCAATAGCCCATAAAGGCTGTAAATTTTTATAATTAAAGCATTTCTTCTGTTCATTTAATTTAGATAAATCAAATTGACAGCATGGTTTAATATGGTCAATATGCCATTTACCGTAATTTTTCCAGTTCATACCTTTTTTAAACTGTTTTTCGAGATGTTTCTTTAAAAATTCAATAGAACAACTTATCAATTTCATAGTTTTTGCTGATTTAGCGATACCCTTTAATGCAAACCAAATCCTTGCTCTTAAATATCTTTTTAATTTAAAATTTATATCTGTTTTAGATTTATCTAATCTATATTTTTCGTTAGTAATAAGTATCTGTTTTATATGAGTTTGACGATAAATCTTTTTCTTTTTTAATAACTTTTTTCTATTTGAATAGTAATATTCTTTTTGCATTTTAATAATTTTTCTTCTATGTAATTTACGGTATTGTTTTTGATATTTTCTTTTTGCTTGTGTTTTACACAAATCAGAACAATATTTTTGATTTATATTTGGAATAAAATTACGATTACAAATTTTACATTTTTTCATCTTAAAATTTTATTAAATGATAAGGAATCCAAATGCCATCTCTTCCATTATCTAATAAATAATTTAACATTCTATTCGCACCTATTGGATTCATAGAATGGATATAATTTAAACTTTTTTTCTGTAGCCCATTATCCACTAACCATTTTACAAATTGATAGCCAGAATTTTCTTCTTGGGAATCTTCCCAAATTCTTCCATTTAAATCATGGTCTAACCAAAGAGCATCAAATACTTCTCTTTTACACCATTCCTTAGCATTATCTACTGTTTCAGAAATAATAATATCCTGATATTTAAATAATTTTCTAAATTGTTCAATACGATATGGATTATCTTCGAGAATTAGGATTTTCATTTAATATTAATTCCTATAATGATTTCTATATTAAAAATTTCAATAGATACTGCTTCATAATCTTGATTTCTTAAATCTTGTAAACTACAAAATTGAATACATAAAGGTAATGCCCATCTATAACTAAATAAAACATAAATTATTTCTAAATAAATTTTTTGATTTAATAAATAAAAAGTTTTTCTCATCATTCCTCCTGTTCTTCTTTTTCAAAATTTATCCAGTCTGCATAAAGAGTTTCAATCTCTTTATTTGATGGTTTGCGAAAACCAAACTCATTATAAAAATTAGTTCTTACTTCTGTTTCTTCTGGAGCTGTTTCAGAAATTTTCTTTTTTTCCAAACGATAACAAATTTCAAATCCTATAGGAAATGATTTATTTTTATCTCCTATTTTAAATTTAAAATGGGGGGCATCTGCTTTACTTGACCTATATGCCTTAATAATAAGTGTAGCCCAATGAGCAAGTGCTTTGCCACCCGATAATTTTTCTAATTTTATGTAACCTCCCAAATCCATTCTACTTTGCCCAATAAGAATGAAAGTTACATTACCTTTATAATTTCCTGCTGCATCCATTCTAAAAAATTGAGATAATCTACGAGCCAATAATGCCATAGTTTCGTCGCCTGTAGATTTTTCTTCACCTTTTTTTGTCTCCTGTTCTCCTTCAGGACTCAAAGATTGCACCGAGTCGAGTATAATTACATCTATTACTTTTTCTTTGCTCATTTTTATTGCTGTATCTAATGCTTGTTCAGCATTTTCAAAATGCCCTATTAATAATTTACTTCTATCTATTCCACATTTATCTGCCCATGAATTGTCAAACGAGGTTTCCAAATCTAAATAAAGGCAAGTCTTACCCAATCTTTGAGCCTGAGCAATTAAATAAAGTGCAGTTGTGGATTTTGTGCTGCCTTTATTTCCCCAAATAACAGAAAATGCTCCCGAAGGAAATCCTTTTATCATTTTATCCAATTCGGGTATTCCTGTGGGTATTCTTTCTCTTTCTGGTTCTTCAGAAGCAAAATGAATAATTTCATGTCCAAAAGTTTTACTCAAATCATTAACAATTCTTCGTAAATTGGGATTTGTATCTTCTTCTATGATTTTTTTCTCTGATTCTATTATTAAATTTTGACTTAACAGTTTCTTAGGTCTACCTCTTTTATTCATTCCTTACTCCTTTTTATATAATAATTTGCCTATTTCTAACATTTCTTTTTCATCATCTCTTATTATTTTATCTTGTGATAAGCCAGGAATATCGCCATAAAGAACAAAAGTTATAATATTTTTACATAAAGTAGATTTTCCGCAGCCATTACTGGAATTTTTAAGATTGTCTAAATTTGTTCCTGTAATAGCATTAAGTTTGCCTAAAGTAAATTCTGCGGACTTAAATAATTGAAAATTTTTAGCGATTATCTTCACTAAATTTCTCCCTTAGCTTTATCATCATTTTCTATTGTCTTTTTAAAATAATAATTTCCAGATTTATGATAAATTACTATTCCTTCTGGATTCATAAAATCAAGAGTAACTATGCTTCCCCCTATAGAAAGATTGGCTAATGCTAAAATTATTTGTTCTTCACTAAATATTCCTTCATAAAGAATAGGAACTATATGGCAACATTTTGGTGCTCTTTCTTGATATTTTTCTTCTTTTGTTTTTGGATTTATACTTATTAATTTTGGTTCTTCATTCCACATGCACCATCTACCTACATTAAATAAAGAAAATCTCTTTTCATTTAATCCATAACCTCTTTGTATTCCTTTTCCCCACCATTCTCCATAATGATAACCTTTACCTAATTTTAATAATTCTTCTTTATTGGCTTTTACCCAAGCAGCAAAGCCCATATTATCATTATGAATTTCATCTTGAATAGAACCCCAGAGCCATCTATTGCGAGAGCCAGCAAAAATGTTATTATTTTCATCAATAAAAATAACTCCATTAGTTCCATCGATTTTTTCAGTAATTATTATTTCTCTTGAAAGTCTGGGAATTTTTTTGAATTCTTTAAATTCGGGAAAATTTTGTGTAAAACTTAAATCTCCAATTGGATGTTGAATTAATCCACCTCTACAAATCTCGCAACTACAATATAATTCTGATTTTTCCATTATTTTATCTCCTCTTTAATTATTTCTTGAATTTCTGGGTCTATTTTTCTTTCTTCCATAAATTTAATTAAACTATTTTTTAAATCTTTATTATCTTCCTTTTTTTCTTCCCATCTTTTATCTCCTTATAAATTATTGGCTTTAATGTTTTCAATTTTGTTAAGAGTTCCAAAATAGTATCTAAATCTTCATAAGCAAAATCCCAACACAATCCAGTATCAGGATGTTTTTTGTCAATAATATACCAAATACAACATCCGATTCCATCCTTATATTTTACTTTCTCTACTGCAAATTTACCTTTTTTTATCATTTTTTATTTCTCCTTTATTTATAGACCATTGCGAAATGTTTAATTTCTTTCCACAGTTCTTTTTCATTATTTGCTCTGAACATTGTTTTTCTTCCTTGTCCATGCTCAATTGTAACTAAAAAAGCAACACATTTATTTTCTATACCTATATTATCTTGATATTGTTCAACTAATCGGTCTATTTTTATTGTTATATCTCGCCAAATTTTATCTTTTAATCTTTTTTTCATTTATAAACTCCTTTTTATTTATAATTTCATTACAAATATTAATAATTCCTTCAGCCATTTTATCTGCCAATTCTGTAAAATTAGAACAATTCGCTTCCATAACTTCTCTTCGTAATATTGCTTCCGCTTTAAATTTAATTACTTTAATATTACCCAAAACTTTTGTTTTTTTCATTTTTTATTCCCCAATAATTTACAAAAATCTGCAAATGATAACATAATTAATTTTCCTTCTATTTCATGTTCAATGACATAAAGAGGTATTTTATTTGTTCCAAAAGGAAGAGAATCAATTAATTTAGTCCAAATCTTTTTAGAGAACCATTTTCCCTTATGGGATTTACATTCTACAAATACATTTTGGCTATTTATATCGGCTATTTCTGTATTATGTAAGCCACCAGAAGAAGCCTTTGTGGGGCGTATGGGCGGATTTTCTTGAAATATGTCTTGAAGTTTCTCAGCACAATAAATCTCTAACATTTTACCTTTAGGTATCATCTTTATAGGTTATTTTTCTTAATTAATTCTTTGGTCTCAAAATTAAATTCGGTACTTATTATAGCATTTTGATAATGCCCTTTAGGGTCAGTAATTTTATCTACTTGAAAATGACTTACAACTCCTGTTTCATCATCATAAATAAATCTGGCAGCAAATCGAGGAAATGATTTTACTAAATTTACTGCAAAATAATTATAATCTTCTTTTAATTGAGTAAAAACAACTAAAATACCACCTTTTCTAACCATTTCGTCGTTGAGATGTTTAAATACCGCTTGAGTTTGAGCAAAATCATCACCAAAATAGAGCCAATCTATAATACTAAATGAATTTGGTTCTATTTCTATTTGTAATGGATTGTTCACTATTTCTTTTGGAATATAATAATCTTTTTGAGTAAGACCTAATAATTGAGCAGTTTTTTCGTGGCGACTACCTGCTTCCAACGAAAGATAAAATGGAGTTATTCCTTGTGCTCTCATTTGTTTAATAAAATTAATGGCGATTGTGGTCTTTCCTCTGCCTGTAGGAGCACCAATAAGAATAATATCACCATTTCTAAAATAAGCCACATCATCAAAATAAGGAATTTTATAATTTATTTCCTTTGATTGTTCTTGAAATTCATTAACCCATTCTACTTTTTGTTTGCAATCATAACGACCTCTACCTCGTCTACTTAATTTTCCTTCTTTATGAAATTTAGCAAGATACTTATCCACTATTGCTCTCTTTTTATTATCCCCAGGAAAAACATGGTCTATTATATCTTTTGCTCCAATGTCAGTTTGGATTACTTGACAGGCTTTATAAATTGCTTGTTCCTGAGTTTGTTCTTCTGTTGCTTTATAACCTTCCAAACTTCCCATCATTGCTTTTAATTCAAATTGTGGTAATGGGGGTTTCATAAATTTTTGATTTATTATTGAAAGAACAAATTCAGTTTGTTGCGAAGAAAGAGATTTAGTCAATAATCCTCCCAAAGAAACCAATAAATCATTTCTACCACCTTCTTTGATTTGTTTTATTTCTTCTATTTGTTGCGACATTTCCGATGACATTTCAGATTTTCTACCCGATTCTACCTTTAATAATTCCAATAACTTAGATTTTAATTCTGGACTGACACTTTTAATGTCAGAACCAAGATTAACCCAATTATAATTAAGATTATTTATTTTAGAAGGAGATACTAAAAAATAACCTTTATGAGTTCGTGTATCTATTTTTAATCCACCTAAATCGACTTTTTGTTTAAAACAAAGGTCTCCATCAAATTGGAAAACGTAATGTTTGCCTCCTCTCGGAGTATTCTGTATTAATGTTTTGTTATCTTCTAACATTTTCTTTAATTCATTTTTCAAAACTTCAAATTCGGGAGAAATTTCTTTGTCATCAAAATCAACTATCATTACATTACTAAATTCGCAATTAACAGCTAAATTATTTCCTGCTTCTAACCATTCTATCCATTTGGATTTGTCTTTAGAATTAAATTCTTCTTCTCTCCAATGTTCATCTTTAATTGGTTTTTTGCTATTTTTTGCAATAACAAATAAACTCCATCCATACTTCTCATAATAATCTAATTCAGGATAAATATCCATTCCAAAAGAATTTGTTAGTAAAGAAATTATCTTATCATTATTTAATAAAGGATTATTTTCTAATAATCTTACAGCGTCATAAAGAGTTCCCTTCCAACCACAATTTAAACAATAAATTTTATTATCTGTTCCTGGAATGAATGTAGCTGTAGGAGATTTTGCAACAAATTTATGATTTTTAATATTTGGACAAGTAAATAAAAAACTTCCTCGCTTTGTTGTTTTTTCAAAATTTTCTATTTTGCTTTTAAAATATTCTAAAATTTTAGAATTATCAAACATTTTTATCCTTTTTTTCTAAATTCTCTTTTGCCCATAGAGGTTGTAAATTTGTATAGTTAAAACACTTGACTTGTTCTTCTGGTTTACTTAAATCAAAGCTCGCACAAGGTCTTATGTGGTCTATAACCCAACCTTCTCTACCATAACTATCCCAAGACATGCCTGATTTAAATTGAGATTTTAAATGTTTCTTTAAAAAATCAATAGAACAACCGAGTAATTCGAAAGTATGCTTAGATTTTCTATTATTTTTTAAAGCATCCCAAATTCTATTTCTTAAACATTTTGCTAAATTAAAATTAATATCTTTTCTTCTTTTAGTTCTCATATATTCATTGATTTTATTTTTATTTTTTTTACGATAAATTATAGAATTTTGTTTTAATCTTTTTAAAATTTTATATCTGTTTTTTATATAATAAATATGGTGATATTTTTTTAGATATTTTAATATTTTTTCTTTATTAATGAAATAATATTGTTTAACTCTTTTAATAATATTCACTTTGTGATTATTATAATATATTTTTTGCTTTTTTCTTATTTCTTTTTTATGAATCATATAATATTTTTGCTTCTGTTTAATAATTGATTGTTTTTTACATTTTTTAGAACAATGCCATTTATTATGGCTATTGGTTTGAAATTTTCTTTTACAAACAATGCAAAATCTTATTATCATTATTTATTTGCTCTAATATGCTCCAATACTCCATTAAAAAGAATTCTAAACATTTCTAATAAAGTATCTGGGTCTTCTTGCCTTCCTGCTAAAATAGAAGATGCACAATTTGCAGCACATCCAACTTCTTTTCCAGCAACATCTTCAGCAGAACCATAATTACTTCCTGTATATGTTCTTTCTTTTCTTGGTTCGGTTTCTGTTTTCTTTTCTTCTTTAGGAGATTTATCTTTGCAATCCCAACAATTAGGATAATTAACTCCTTTTCCTTTTAATTCTTTACCGCAGACTGCACAATTAGTATACTTTCCTTCTTCTTTAGGGGCTTCAGTTTCTTTTTCTGTCTTGGTTGCTTCTCCAGAAACTTCTTTAATTAATGTTACTTCTCTTTTTACACCTTTTTTGAAATAAGATACTTCTACTACCTTCCCTACTTCAATTTTTGCAAGAAAAGGTTCAACCTTATCATTCGCATTAAACCAACCTTCTTGCCCTTCCAAAACAAATCCCTTACCATTCCCTGCTTTCTTTACTAACTTAGATGTGAGTGTTTGTGTAGCCATTTTTATTCCTCCTTTATTTTTTTTATTATCTTTATTGGTCTTTTAATTTTAAATTTTAATAGTTCACCATTCAAATCAGCAACCCATCTTTCATTTGCATAATCGTACAAAATAATAATAAATTCGCCTTTTTTATCATCTGCTTCTTGAACTAAAGGAATTCTTACTCCAGTTTCAATATCAATAACATCGTATTTAGCTGCATTTTTATAATTTATTTTTATTTTCATTATTTTCCTCCCTGATAAATCAATATCAAATTCTTCTGATAGAGTTGCTATCTCTTTTATTTTATCTTTAGTAGCAAAATTTTGAATTTCAAAATAAGCTGGCTTATCTAAAGGAAATCCAATAACCTTCAAATATAATGTAAATCCTTTTCTCACTATCAAACCTCTATTCATTTTTTAGCTCCTTTATTTAAATTATCTTCCGCCCATAAGGGCTGAAGATTTTTATAATTAAAACATTTGCGTTGCTCTTCGGATTTGCTAAGGTCGAAAGAAGCACAAGGTTTGATATGGTCAATATGCCATTGTTTCATACCATTACCATTCCAACCAGTACCATAATTTTTCCAATTCATTCCTTTAGTGAATTGAGATTCTAAATGTTGTTTTAATTGCTCAATAGAGCAGCCAAGTAATTCAATAGCAAATCCAGATTTCCAGCCCTTCTTTAATGCTTGTAATATCCGACTTCTTAAATTGTGAAGCATTTTAAAATCAATATCTGTTTTTTGTTTTAAACTACACCATTTTCTTCTATATTCTCTCATTTTATCTTTATTTTTTCTTTTCCATTTCAAACTTTTTAACAAGCATTTTTTTCTATTCAATAGGAAATATTTTCTTCCATTTACTAATTCTTTTTCTTTAACTTCTGGATTAAGTCTATATCTTTTATGATAATCACTCATACAATTTTTACACCAATTATTATGTTTATCTGCAAAACCTTTTGAAATATGAAATTGATTTAATGATTTTTCTTTATTACATTTAGTACACTTTTTCATCCTATTGTGTCCTTATCTATACAGTATTTTTTTCCGTCTTTTCCTATATAAATATGATAATAAATACTTTCTTCTAATCCTTTAATAGAACTTTTACCTGTTACTTTTTTAATTACCTTCAATTTTTTCATCATTATCTCCTCCATTAAATAATTCTTTAATTTGGTTTAAATCAAAACTTACATAAACTAAAATTGCAGAAAAGAGATATTTCCAATCCCACAAATCAGAATCTTCTGCTATCTCAAATTTAGCTTTGTCTTTAAGTTGCTTATCATTTATTCTTTCGATTGTAATAATAAATTTATTCTTCATTTAATTTATAAATTACTTTAAATTTTTCTTGAATTGACCGAAAGGGAATTTTATGAACATAGAGGTTCTTGGGCATAATTTTATCTAATTCTTCTTTTATAGGTTGCTCCACAAATTCAGGAAGTGGATTTATAAGGTCAACTATCTTCTTGCGTCTCTCAAATTCTGCTTCTGAAGAAGGTTTATCTAAAAGATTATCACTAATATCTCCTTGAATTTTATCCAACAAAACTTTAGTAGGATTAGGCACTTTCTTAAACCGCTTAGAAATCGGACTGAAAATCTTAACATTTGGAAAAGATAGGAGCATCTCAAGGTCTTTATCACTTGAAACTATGATAATTTCTTTATCTTTATAATAACGACAAGCTACACTAATCACATCATCTGCTTCGCATTTATATTTTTTTATAAAACTAAATGGAAGTGATTTATTCATTTTTTCATACAAATCATTAAATTCATCATATCTTTTTTGCCACCATTCTTTTTCTTCAAAACTTTCACGAAAATCTTGGCGTTGAGCTTTATAAGTTTTATCAATGTCTTTTCTCCAGCTACCGTAGTCTTGTGCCATCACTATTGTATCTTCTAAAGTTACTTCTAATTTTCTAAGATAACCTGTAACCATATTCAAATAAGTCCAAGTAACTGGAATAGAAGGATTGTTTCTGTAGGCAAAAATACTACGAAATTGGATGTTACCATTGTCTATTAATATTACTCTATTGTTTACCATTTTATTGCCTTATAATAAAAATAATATGATAATTCTTCTAATTTTTCGCATAAATCTAATAAAATATATCTTAGTCTATTGCACAAACTTTCTAAAAAATAATATAAATTAGTCATTATTTTTCTTCTTGTGGTTTGTGGTCTTTATTGTTTTCCATTCTTTTCAATAATGTTTGAATAGTAATAATTCCTTTTTCTACACTATTAACATAAGATTCAAAAATATTGCGAGTTCTAATAAATAAATTAACTGATTTGTGAGCCTCAACTTTTAAGGCATCTGCTGTAATCTTTTTTCCTTCTAATTCTGCTTGAGTTCTTAAATTACAATATGATTCATCTTCTTTTATTTCTTTATAAGCCTGAGATAAATTGAAAATTGGCTCAAGAAAAAAATAACATCCTGTAAGCACATTTAACCCTGTTTTTAAAACAGATTCGGTAGACAAAACATCTCCCAAAAAATCTTGCTTATATTGGTCTATAGTATCGAAAATATCTTGGCAATCTGCCAATAATTGAGTTACTCCTACTTCTCCTTCATCAAAATATTTTTGAATTTTATCGTATCTCATTTCTTTCTTCTCCTTTTTCTTTCTAATTTAGCTTTTCTTTTTATTGCTCCTAATAATTTATGTCTAATTTCTGAGGACTTGGTATAATATCTTCTTTCCTTTATTTCTTGTAAAATTCCATCTTTCATAACTTGTTTAAGAAATTGTTTGAGCATTTTTTCAAACTCATAATTAATTATTGTAGTTTCAGGCAAAATAACTGGCTTTTTATCCATTATGTATAACCTTTAGTTTATTCTGATAAAAATCTTTCCAATAATCTCTACTATAGTTGGCTCTAATATTACAACTCATACATAAAGTAATTAGATTATCTTCTTTACAATTTTTTTTATTATAATCAATGTGATGAATGTGTAAAGTTCGACCTACTACTATCAAATGCTCTTCTTCAGTCATTCCACAGTTTTGACAAATGTAATTGTCTCTTTTATGAATTTGTTCTTTTAGTTCTTCTGTAAATTTTAATGTATATGGTTCTTTACTTTTGCCATCTATAAAATTTGGATGATTTTTAGGATTTTTATATAATTTCTTTTTAGTACAAGAAGAACATCGCTCGTTACCATAGTAAAAAGTATTATAATTTATTTCATTTATTTTACAATCGATACAATAATGTTTTTTTAATGTTTCTCCATGTTTAAAATTAGGATTTTTTTCGGGAATTGATAACTTTTCTTTCATCATACAAGACCTGCACAATCCCGATTTGTTATGGCGAGTTATTTCTCTTTTACAATCTAAACATATATAGTGTTTCAATGTTTTCCCGTCTTTAAAATTAGATGCCTTCTTTCCTATCGCAAATTTATGCCAACATTTTTTGCATCTTTTATGTCCAATACTAATTTTTTTCTTACAGTCTATACAAATATTTATTTAAACTCCTTTTTCAATAAAATCTCTTGGTGCTTTTTTAATTTGCTCTAATTTATCTTCTTGTGGTTTTAAAACTTCATAAGCATATCCCATTACATTAAAAAGAAGTGCCATTAATGCTTCATCTATTGTTATTTCTTCGTTTCTTTGCTTATCAAATCTTTTATAACCACGATGAATAGCCCATACATCTAAAAAATGTCTCCAAGCAGATTTTATATATGCTTCTTTAGGGATTCCTTTTTTCCAATTATCCGAATCTCTCAGTTGTCCATCTACTTGTTTACGGTGTTTAGTCATATAATTTCCATATCTTTCAATAACTATCGGGTCAAGAAATCCTTCGTAGTCGTTTTTCATCTTGTCAGAATCTCTCGTAGCACCAGATTTAAAGGTTCGCACTTGTCTCCCTCCATACTTTTAAATAATTTATTAACTTTAATAAATGTTCTGGATTATCTTTTATTATTCCTAATGCTCTATTACATGCTTGACATAGCAATCCTCGAATACACTTTCCACAAGAATCTTTTCCTGAACAACAAGAATGGTCATGGTCTACGTGCCATTGATTAAATGTTCCTCCAGGAGTTGTTGTTCCGCAACAAGCACATTTGTTACCTTGTTTTTTTAATAGTTCATTAAATTGCATGAGAGTCATTCCATAGTGATGTAATCGGCAATAACGTTGTCTATATGCAACAAATTCTGGATGCTTTTTAGCATATTCTCGACTAATAATAATATCGCATTGTTTGCAAGTAGAACGAATTGAATTAGATTTACGCCATTTGCGGTTATCTTTATAAAATTCAGTAATGTGTTTATTTTTTCCACATTTAGAACATATTTTATGATTATTATGAATAGAATGTTTCAATTTCATTATTTCTTCTCCTCTTTCTTTTCTTCTAATTTTGGTTCTTCTTTGGGCTCTTTTAATTTATATTTTTCTTTTATGAAATTACAACATTCTCCTATATTATAAAATATCTCGCCTTCAGATTTCATAACAGTATCTATCAAAGTACTATTAGCTTCTGTTTTGCTACAATCTGGGAGAATCAAAAAAACAGGAATTCCAAATAAATAACAAATTTCTATTTCAATAATAGTTCCTATAGTTTTTGTATCTTTGGGTAAATAGGCAATAATAAAATCACTTCTTACTACTGCTTCGTAGTCGCCCCAATAACTATTGCCAGTTATAAAGGGAATTCCGTTTCTAACCGCTATCCAAGTTTTGTTTTCCGTAGTTGGACACCAAATTTTACCTACATACAATTGTTCTTTTTTAAATGTAAATGATTGTATATCTTGTTTTAATATATTTAATCTGTGCGTTATACTTTTAAAACCAGAAATTTGTTTACTTAGTTTAAATTTCTTCCCTGACAATAATAATAATTTAATAAATCCTTGTAATAAATTATTAGTAGAACCCAAATAAATAACTGTTTCATTATTTCTAATATGACCATCTCCTTTTAAATATTCATTTATAAATAATTCTCTTTGTCTTAAAGAAGTATGGTATAATAATTCAGGTA